TAGCACTAATCTTTGGGCCAAATATATATTTGACACTTCCAGATGCTGCTGTAGCTGTTGCTTCGGCGTGTGCGCCTGAATAATCATCTTCGTTTTCGTTACGAATAAATTGAGCATCAGTAATCATTGTATCTGAGCTGAGTGCTAATTTTTTAATTTGGGATTTTTCCCAGTCTATTGGACTCTCTGGGTGAGATTGAATTTGTCCACCTGCTTTGTGTGCATCTGATTTAGCTTTCTGAATTAAAGGCTGTTGCTTTAATACTGCAGCACCATACTCAGTTGCGGCTTGGGTTAAACCTTCTTCTGTTTTAGTAATTGATTCAGCAAACTTTCCCAAAGCTCCTTTGGGTACATTTGAATTTATCATTTCTTGCATAGTCATATCTAACTTATGCTTTGAAGTAATTAATGCATTTAATTTTTCTTCAGCTTCATTTACTGGTTCTTGTTGTTGTGCGATTGTATTCAATAGTTTAATTTGATTTGGGTCAACTATGTTGCCTAATACTAAACCTGAATCGAAAGGGATTGTTGACGGCATATGATTTTCTCCTATTCATTGCGACATATAAAGTTTATTATATACTGTGTTATTAATTATAACAATTGTATTTATGATGGCAAAGGTGAACGGATTCGAACCGCTAATTTTGGATTTGGAATCCAACGTGTTACCATTAACACTACACCCCTATAAAAAAAGCCCCCAACACGTTAATGCTAGGGGCTTGTAAAAAATAACCTTTTGATTAAAGTTACATCAAGACACACCTAGACATTGCTGTCCAGCACCAATAAAATGATTGTTGTGTATTCTTGTGCATTGGGTAATTCCTGTTGTTGTTATTTCTAGTATGTATTAACTATAACATTATTATTTATCTGTGTCAACCGTTTTCAAATAAAATCTGCGGAATAACACTTTTCTTTTTTGATCTAATTTTCGTTCTGCGATTAGTTGTAAGTATCTCATTAACGTGAACTTATCCATAAACACTCTCCTAATTAAAGTTAAGTGCGTTCCTTCGCTATTGCTACTTCCGTCCTGCGTCTGGATGAACGACACATGTATTTATGACACCGCAGTCAATAAAACAGGCCCCGAAGGACCTGTTTCAATTTTAATTCTTCTAGTAATTTCTTACTGGAAAGAAAGGTTACCTGCGTTAACACCAATTTTCGATAGGTAGTCAGCTGCGTTACCAAGTGATGAAGCCTGGTTGTTTAGCTCAACATAACCATAACGTGTCATGAATGACACTGTTGGTTCGAAAGTTGATGGGTCAAGTACTGTGCCTGAAGACATAAGTGGGATGTATGGGCAATAGAATGCTGCCGCATCAATTTCACCGTCGCCTTTATAGCCAACTAGTACTGGTGCATTATCTGCAGCATACTGGTCAACAAAGACACGCATAGTGTTGTTTAGTGTTCCAACAAACTTAGTGTTAGTAGGTGCTTCAAAAGGACCTTCAGTTGTTCTTGCGAACGCTGATGTAGTCGCTGATTGAAGTACTGTTAACATAGTTGGTGAAATAACAACGTAGTTACCTGCGCCACGTCTTGTACGTGTAGCAATGATGTTAGCTGAACGGTTAATTAGAACCGCTAATGCCGCGTGTTGGTCACCTACGAAAGTTGCAGTACCTGATACTGCGCCTTGGTCATATGTGTCAACAGCTGCGCCAGCTAATGTACGTAGTGAAGTAAGAACTTCTTGGTCGATTTCAGCAGTAATTTCTTGTGCAAGTGCTTGCATAATTTCTGCTTCAACGTCCAAACCGTGCATTGAATTAGCATCTTGTGCTGCTTCAAAAGTCCAACGTGCTGATAGTTTACGTGTTTTCGCTTCTACTGTTTGCTTCAATACTTGGATTGATAGCTTACGTCCAGCTTGTGCTTCAAGACTTGAAGTTGAGCTTGGTCCGCCAGTTGATGCGTCACCTGAGTAACCTTTTGCAATAGCAAATGGTGATAGTGCTTCGTCGCCGGCTGCAACGCCTGCGCCTGCTTCACCATAACGTACTCTTAGTGTATGGATCTGTCCTACTGGACCAGTCATTGGCTGTACGCCAACTAGTTCGTTTGCAATAACAGTAGGCATAACACGGCGGATTACTGGTAAAATCACTTTGTTAAGTGAAGCTACGTTGCCTGCCATTGTTGTTCCTGCTGCGGCTGATTCTGAAAGATAGTTCTTAGTGTTTTCTAGAACTGATTCCATTACAACCTTTTTGTTACCGTCTAAACCGTCTGTTAGGGCGTCTTTTGTTACTGCCCAGTTTTCAAATAGATTCTGTGTCATTGGGGAATTCTCCTTAGTTGATTCCTGCTAACTTTTTAAGGTTAATAATTTCGGCTTCACTTTCAGTTGCCTGAATAGTTGCGGCCTTGTTACCTGTAATCTCAGTCTTCTGAGATTCATTTAGTTTCTGTGATTTAACAGATGTAGTAGATTCACTAAGTACCGTTGGTAGGTATTTGTTGAATTGTACTTTTAATTTACTAGTGCTTACGCTCTCAAGTAAATTTACCATTAATTCGCGTTTGTCTTTTGATAGTGGTGACATAAGGTCTGACATTACTGTCTCACGCTCACGACTCTCATTAATCTTTGTTACCTTTGATTCAGCAAGAACGATTTTTGATTCTCTATCTTTAATTTCTTTATGTGATTCATCTAATTGACTCTTCACATTAGAAAGTTCTTTAGAAAGTTTTGAAATGTGTGTTCCCTCTGCTAGGTGAGAACCCATAAATTCTGCTGCGAAAGTTTCGAACAACTTACGTCCAAACATATTTTCTTTAGCAGTTTTAATATCTTCTTTAATCTCAGTAAGTTCAGTTGAGATAGTGTTCTCAACAATACTTGCTAATTTTGTAGAAGCTTTGTTTATGAATTCAGCTTTAGCTGATTTAATCATTTCTTTGCCTTCTGCAACAAGTTTTACCTTTTGTTCAATAAGGTCTTTCTTGTCATTATGGAATTCATTAAGTTCTGAAGTAAGTTGTTCCATCACAAAATCTTCCAGCTGCTCGAAGTTTCCTTCTTGTAGCTTTCTGTCTTTGCGTAGTTCTGTAATTTCCTTGTTAAGTGTTTCCATAACAAACTTATCAAGCAGATTCGCATGCTCAGCAATTTTACGCTTATACTCAACTTGAGATGATACTGCCGCTTTTTTGTCCGCTGCAAATTCTACTAACTCTGATTTGATCGTATCTGATACCATCGCGTCAAGTGCTTCCACCATCGACGTTTTATCAGTTTCGTATCTGTTAGCGAATTCTTCACGTAATTCGGCAGTGATCTCTTCACGAGCTTCACTTAATTTTACTTCCCATGCCTCTGAAAGTGTCGAACGCACTTCTTCTGATAGGACTTCTGAACTTAGGAGTTGTTCTATTGCATTAGCCATTTAGTTTCTCCTAATATCTAGTTTTTCAATGAACTGTAGTACTTCCTTCTGGAGGTACACCTCAGCTATTTTGTCGTCATTTACTGCGGTTGCAACATCGAGTAAAATGTTCCCACGTTTACCGTTATTCATTATTTGTTCATATAATGTATTCGGGTAAGCATCTGGAGCACTTGGATTAGCAACTATATCTACTGTTTGTATTTCAAAGTCACTAACATTACCGCCCTCTGTTACGTTTCCACTACCTCTTGACGAAACGCCAAGTTTTACACCATTCTCTAATAGGGTTTTACAAATATTTCCCATCGGTGTAGGTAACAGTTTTAAACGACCATAACCGTCTTGACCGTCCATCCACATTTTCTCTATCATATGGGACACACGATCTAAATTTACTTGCAAATCATCTGGATGATCTGCTTCACCTAATACTGATAAACCCGAATCTAATCTTTCTTGGATGTTCTTGACAGCCTTTGAAATTTCATTTATCGGATATACCCGCTGATTCTGATTACGCTTATCTCCTTGTACAAAGATACCTTGCATAAACAGGTCTTTACCATCCTGAGAACTCTCAGTAATGATCTTCGCTTGTCCATAAGTTAGGTTCTCTTTAAGAGTCAACATAATTATTCAGCCTTGCCTTTTTTCTCAGCGCCGTGTCCAGCTGGGTTTGCTTTTAATGCCGCACCATCACCTGGGTGAGTTACGTTCATTGCTTTAGCATCGCCTGTTAGACCTTTGTTAGAGCCGCCTTCAGATTTTTTAGACATATCAACTGCTTTTCCGCCCATGTCGTTTTTGCCTGCTGTTGGTGATGATTTACCATCATCGCCTGCTGGCATATCAACTGGATGTATTTTGCCGTCTTTGCCGACTTTAGTTAAATCTGCTGCTTCTTCAAGCTCTTCTGAATCATCTGCGTCTGCATCTTTATCTTCATAAAATGCTTCTTCCATCTCTGGTTCCATGTCATCCATTTCTGGTTCCATGTCCATAGCTGGCATCTCTTCTGCTGGTGCTTCATCGTCGCCCATTATTTTGGCAAATTCTGCTTTAAGATCTTCTAGTGCGTCTTCGACGTTAACTAGCTTATCTTCAATTTCTGAATGTTCTTCTTCGTGCTCTGACTCTTCGCCATCACCGTCGAAATCCATTTCGCCATCTTCATCTGATAATTCCATTTCAGCTTCTGGTTCTGCCATGTCTTCAGCTGGAGCTTCGTCGCTCTCTGCTTCGCCATACATTTCTTCAGCTTCAATTTCGTCATCATCTTCTTCGATGTCGTCGATAAAGTCGTCAGCTTTTTCTGAGCCGATCGCTTCATCTAGTTCTTCTTCCGCTACTTCATCTTCTACAACTTCGTCTGCTTCAACTAGGTCGTTCCAAATTTCACGTGCTTTTTCTACAAAAGCTTCATGTAATAAATCCGAAGCTTTTGCTTCTTCGCCATTAACAAGGCTTTCAATCACTTTAATATAACGTTCGCGAGTACTCATTTGACATTTCTCCTTTATCGAGGTTATAACACATGTATTTAAGAGTTCTTACCCTTAACCAATACTTAATACAGAAAAAACCGCGGTTTTGGTTCGCCACGGTAGTTATTGAGCAATATTCGCTGTATTATAACTTATTATAATGTTATTTATCTATTCTGCGTCTTGACTTGCACCATACTGTAATTGTACGTCTTCTACTTTAGAAGTGTGCTCTGCTCTAGCTAGTTCACGTCTGTTTCTCATTTTATTGAGATGCTTCAACGTTAACCGTGGTCTGCGGGTGTCGTCAATGTCCCATTTGTTAAAGTTATCTTCTTCGGCACTTTGTGCCAGTTCATTAAACCTCATCGCTAGTTGCTCCCATATCATCATTTAACTCAGGTCCTGCTTCTCCACCGCCCAAGTCGTCTGGTGCATTTTCTGCATCAACGTCAGTTGGTTGGAAACTCTCTACATCGGATCCTCTTATACCCAATGAGCCTAAGTCGCCTGTTGCTGTACTGTTCGGCATATTGCCTACTTCGTTTTCTTCTTTCCACAGTCTATCGTTCTCAACCATTTCTTCTTCATTAAGACCTAAGTACCTATCAAGTATGAATCTTCTAGATAGATATGGAACACCTTCAAGCTGACCAAATAGTGTAGCTCTCTGTGCGTCAATCTCAATCGTTCTGTATTGTGAGAAACTTTGTGGTTCTGTAAATTGTAAATCAAATAAGCTGGCACTTACTTCAATGCCTCTGTGCTTACAAAACATTTTAAATTCTTTGTCTAGTGTAGGCTGTACTGTAAGTTGTAATCGTTCACAGTACTTTGCAAATCTAAATTCTTGTATCATTGCTGTACCTATACGTCCATCGTTAAATGCCGCAATACCGTCTTCACTTCCTGTAGGAAGGTACGATGTTGGTACACGTAGTCCACGCATAAGTTTGTTGTTAAAGTACTTTAAATCATCAATCTCACCTAGGTTTTCACCACCCGGTAATACTTCAACTTTGGATCCACGTCCTTCAGCTGTTTGAGCAAAGAAGTAATCTTCCATTATTGATAACGGGTTATAAGCCGCATCAACAACTTTAGTACCACCACCACTCATATTTGGAATACGTGTTTGGTGTACTTCGTTTTTAACTCTTTCAACAAAGCCCATTGCTTTGTGTGCTGGCATGTTACCTACGTCAATATAGAACACACGTCTTTCTGGTGCTCTTTGTACACGATAGATAATAATACTATCTTCTAATAATTCTTTTTGTTTGTATACTTTAAATACTGATTCTAATATGCTGTTACCAAAAGGCCAGTTACTGTTCATTCCATCTGATAAACTAACGTGAACAACGTTCTTAGCATCTACTGCATACTCGTTATTAACACCACTTGAGTTATTAGCATTAACAACTCCACTGTTACCTTTGCCCACTGTATAACCGGTAGTTGGATTAACGGCTGTAGAGTCTGCATGTTTCTTTGTATCTGTTGCTACTAGCATTTCTAAGTTAAGTGCAATGTTCTTAATAACGTACTGATCAATTTCTCTGCCTTCTGATTCGTTTACAATAGCTTTTGCAACGTCACCTGGCTGTACCCATATAAGTTTATATGTTTCTGGATCTCTAATAAAAAACTGATCTCCATACTTAATACATGATCTGAACATAGTAAATATTCTACGTTCAAAGTCGTTAATACTAACCCACTGTCTTAATGCAGTTTCAATTGCACCAACTTCTGAATCTGTAGGTTCTGTTTTATATTTAATTTCAAAAGGAATAGCTGATTCTGGATGTAGCTGTGTACTAAATTCAGCAATAGTATCTAGTGCCGCATTAATTTCACTGTCTTGATCCATTTGATCATATTGTGTATAGCGTTCAACTCTGTTAGGCTGTCCTGAATATACTTCTGGAAGCCAACTTTGCCAGCGACTTGTATTAGCCGATCCGCTAGTGCCGTCATTGACATTATATCTTGTAAAGTGTTTTTTCCAACTCATAGTTTACCTTGCCTTTATATAGTTATATTTATGACTTAACTTAATACTGTTTATCATCTTTAATGATGACCTCTTTTCTTCTCTGCAAGTTCAGCCATTGCTTTATCTTCATCTGCTTTAATTTCCTGGCTCAAATATGCAATTTGCTCTTCCAATAACCTAATTTGTTTCGTAATGAAGTCTTTATTTCGACTTCCACTTTGTATTGTAACATCTTTCTTACGCTGTGTCAACCTGTTAGTTAGACTTACCTTCTCCTGAACATTTGACAATGTAGCTGGATTGTCTAATATAGCTTCAACATTACTACTACCGGTTCCACTTGCTATCTTTGCGTCTGCTGGTATAAAGTCAATTTCACCTGGTTCTGTAGTTGTTGTTGGACCACCGTCTTCTATAGTAGCGTTTCCGAACAATTTTAATGCACCATTTTTTACTTTTTCAGAGTTCTTTGCAAACCATTCTGATGTAGCCTCTAAACTAGTTGATAATCTATTTATTGGTAATGTAATTGCGTTTTGTGCTGATAGAAATATCTTTGCCATATCGTTCATAGCTTCTATTGTAGTTCCACTTTGTTCTAATTTAAGTCTAGTTTCTTTGTCAAGTGCGGCTAGCTCTTTAACAGATAGATTTATGTATTGTCCCATGTTCTTCTTAATTTGAATGCCACTGTTTTGTATTGCATTAACGCCTGCCATGATTGTGTTGGCTCCTGCACCTGCTGTGGCATACTTTTTTGTATCCATTTGTTGGAATTCTTTTAGCAAGAAGTTACTTGCTTCTTCTGCTGACATATTTCCAGTGCGTATTTTGTCATTAATGCGATCAAAGAATCCGTCTTTCATTACCTGTTCAAATGCGCCTTTGTCTTCAGCTGACATAGTAGTTCTTATATCAAATTTAGAAATGTCTCCAGAAAACTGATTAATGTTTACATTCATTGCCTCAGCTAATCGTTCCATATATTCTGACCCTTGTCCCTGGTCCTTAATTAAAGACAATTGCTGTAAGAAACTTTCTGCAACGGCCGCTTGTTTGTGCATCCCACCTTCTCTTAAATTCTGTAAGCCGGCTGCTGCAAACGTATCGCTGACTGCTGCCATTTGTCTTTGCAATATGTCGCCTCTGTTTAATGCAGTTAAACTAGCCATCGATGTTGCTTCAACAACTAAGTCTTGGAAACCTTTTTCTAAATTAGCACCTTGGTTTGCTACGCCAGTGCTTATTACACCACCCAAACGTTGAGTTTCAATATATGCCGCATACGAATTCATTAGCTCTGTATTTTTCATACCCAGGTCGCCTAAGCTGTTTGTTGCATCCGAAAGTGACTTGAACATGCCAAGAAATTGTTTACTACCCATTGATACGTCTCCGCCCAGTGCTGTCATTGTTCCACCAAAGTTTTGAATTGTATCTGAGAATGCATTATATGTTATACCAGCTTTAAAACTTTGAGAATATAACTCGTCAAATGCTCCGGCGCTGCTATAAAATATAGCACCACTATCAATCATCTTTTTCTGTACTTCTGCAAACTGTTCAAACTTTGCAGCGTTCCAACCTGCAAGTGCAAGTACAACATCAGAAGCAACATTTAATGCTCCGCCGAATTTACTCATAAATCCATTAAATACCGGAAACGTTTTAGTTAATTTTGATAAACCATCTTTGCCACCGGGTCCTTTTACTTTGTTTACTAACTCATTTACTGCGCCGACCATACTTGACAACGGCTTTTCTGCATCACCAAAGAAGTTAGCTGTCTTAGCGACCGCTCCGGCTGCACCTACGATTACGTTCTTTTTATCTTTAGCTTGATCAGCATTTGCCACTGCGTTTGAGTCAACACCCTTGATGGTTTTAGTAATTGCCGCAATAGTTTCCTTGTCAACATGTTTAAGTTCTTTGACTCCGCCTAGCATTGTATCAGTTAGTACATTTGTACGCTGTAACTGTTGCGCCATTGCTACTAGAGTTGTTTCGCTAGCCCACGCAGGTAAGTCTACTGCTGTTCCGTCTGGTAAAGGTATTTGATTCTTTTTAGCCATTTAACGTCCCCTATTCCCATTGTCTTTTTGTTTGAATTCTGCTTTCTTCTTTAGTAAGCCTGTTTTAAACTTCTGAAGCTCAAGGAGCTCATCTTCCATTTGTTCTTGTTTAAAGTCAATATTTCTTTGTTCAATTTCAGTTAAATCACCATACACCTTTTCTCCATCCTCTCCTGCTTCCCATGGATTTTCTTCAAACTCAGCTAATGTCTCTTGCTGTGCTTTTATCTCATCTAGCCTTATTATAACCTGTTGTATCGAACTGTCAACATTACCTGCGGTTACCATTGTTAATACTGCTTGTCTATTTTCTTTTTGTTCTTTTTCTAGTTCAGCTTTAAATGATGAATCTTGTCCAACAAATTTACTGATTGCTCCACCAAATTTTAATATGCCCTTTGCTAGAAACTCAAAACTCTTTCCAGTAGTTTCAAATCCTGGTGTAATTAATTCTTGTATGTTTTGAAATGTAACTGCAAAGTTATCTATAACATCAATTGAATTATCTGAACTATCAATCATTCTCTGATAATAGCTACTTGATATTAAATTATCAGAGTCTGCATTATAATATGATTTAGGAATAAGTTGAGCCTGTGCTATTAGCTTATTAGCTTCCTGTAGCATTGGGTCTCTACCAATTTTTATGTCTGCATTTCTAATCATATTCAACAATTCTCTCTGTCTATCAACTGCCATCTTTTCGCCAACAATTTTACCGGTTGAAGTATCTTCAACTAATTTAAGATAAGTGGCTGCTACTTCTGGCCCTATGGCTTGTAGCTTTGCATAGTATTCAGAGTTCATATTATTTGCTGCTGATTGATCATACGAGATATCAGATAATGTACCAGTTACGTCTCTGTTAAACTGTTCCATAAACTCATCACCCATGGTTCCGCCGTTAATTACTGCCATGAATCCTACTGTATCAATAATGTTTTGTTGGGCAGCTGCACCTAATTCTTTTGCTATATAATCTGCATTCTGTATAATAGCACCTGTAAAGTCTTCATTTGTACGTGCTTGCTCTCTTAACTTTAATGCTTCCATTCGTTGCATACCAAGTGAATTACCTGTAAACAGTGCAAGTTGATTTGCACTTTCAAAACTTTTCATAACTCTTTGTTGTGTCATTGCATTAACTTCTTCTATTTGGCCTAACTGGTATAGTGCTTCAGTTTCTTGTGTAATAGCTCTAGCTTGATCTTGTACTGACATTCCGTAGTCGTTAAACAGTTTGTGTTTATCTATT